CTCAGCGACCCGGAGACGCTCGCGCCGCGCGAGGAGGAGATCGTTGGATAGGTGGCGCCAGCCGATCGTGCCGCTGCTGATCGAGCCGGTCAACCAGGTGCTGCTGCTCCCCGACGGGCGCCGTCAGGCTGAGGTGCAGTTCGTGCTCAGCGAGTTCGACATCATGCGGCTGCGCGCCGGTTACGGCTGCGCGAAATGCCTGCAGGTGTTCGAGCGCCCCTGGCCGGAGAAATGCCCCGCCTGCGGGGCCCCGATTCGAGACAAGCAGGCCGAGTACTTCGCGCGCGAGTACGGCGGCGTCGAGCGCTTCGGCCCCTCGACCACGCTCGCCGACGAGCGGGAACGACTGAGGGAGGGCGGATGAGCACGGTAACGATGATCAACTCGGTCGGCGAGAACGCAGCCGGATCCGAGATCGAGCTGCCCGACGAGATCGCGGATCTGTTCATCCTCCGCGGCTACGCCGACGGCACGCTCTCGCGCGACTACGACCCGAACGAGCGCGCCGAGATCCTCGGCGAGCAGCAGGTGGTGGGTCTCGGTGGCTAGCGCCCACTACAACCTCTTCTTGCAGGAGGCGTGGAAGGGCACGCTCGGCGATCTCACCTCGGCTGGCGTTGCGGTCAAGGTGCGACTGATGCGCAGCTCCGCGTACACGTTCAGCCAGGCGCACCAGTTCGCCAGCTCGCTCCCGGCCGCGCTCGTCACCGACGTCACCCTCGGCAGCAAGGTTGCGAACGGCAACAGCCCCGGCGGCGGCAGCGACCCGGGCTGCTTCGACGCCGCCGACGCGACCTTCGTCGCCGTCCCTTCCGGGGCCGCGATCGACTGCCTCGCCATCTTCAGGGACACCGGCACGCCCGCGACGTCGAACTTGATGAGTTACATCGATGGTTTCACTGTGACTCCGAACGGAGGCGACATCACGATCCAGTGGCAAGCCTCCGCGCCCTGGATCGCGAAGCTGTAAGGGGCTAGACGGTGGCGACCGTCTACGGCTCCACCATCGTCGGCACGTTCATTGTCGGCGACGGCCATGTTGTCGGGCCGAAGCTCACCCCGCGCAGCGTCTACCCGCCGGGCTTCATCGCCTCGATCTGCGGTGAGACGATCTGCGGCGACGGGCACGTCTCGCTCGGTGCCCCAAGCGGCCAGTTCGGTACCGTCACCGTCTCGACCTCCAGCCCGCAGTCGCGGACGGTCACGGGCCTCGGTTCCGCGCAGCTCTTCGGTACCCCGACCGTCAGGGCGACGATCACTCGCACGGTCGGAGCCGTCGCCTCGGTGGCGGCGTTCGGCACGATCGCGTTCCGCGTCTCGGCACCGACGGGTGGCGTTCCGACGGCGCAGCAGTTCGGCGTCCCGACCGCGAAGGCGGGGGCGGTCGTACGCACCGTCGGGTCGGTCGGCTCGGCGGCGAGCTTCGGCACCGTCAGCGCGAAGAGCGTCTTCGTTCGCACGGTCACTGGTGTCGGTTCGGCGCAGGCCTTCGGCACGCCGACGACCAAGACGACGGTCAAGGTCACGCCGAGCGGGCTCGGGAGCGCCCAGAGCTTCGGCGTCCCGACCGTCAAGGCAACCGTCACGCGCACGCTCGTCGGGCTCGGCAGCGCGCAGGCGTTCGGCTCGATCATCGCGGCCGTTCCGAAACAGGTCGGCGGCGTCTCCTCCGCACAGGCGTTCGGGGTGCCGCGCACCAAGGTCACCGTCCCAATCACGGGACTCGGCTCAGCGGGGCTCTTCGGGACACCGACGATCCCGCAGTGGCTGACCGTCCGCGGGCTCGGCACGGCGCAGGCGTTCGGGAACACGATCGGCGGTTTGTTCGTCGGGCATCTGTGGCTCGACGAACTCGACTGCATCGCCTCCGCGGACGTTCCGATCTGCGGGGTCGCGATCTGCGACGACCCCACCATCTGCGGCGGGCTCAGCTTCAACGAGACCTTCGATTGCCTCGACTCGCTCTTCCCGCCGATCGTCAACGAGTTCATCTGCGGGCAGCGACTCGTCGGCGGCATCCCCTTCCAGGCCGAGCTGGACTGCATCGACTCGCCGCTCCCGGCGCTCTGCGACGAGATCACGCTCTGCGGCACCGTCGTCTGCGGCGGTGCCAGCTTCATCAACGACGAGCCCTGCTTCATCGAGCCGGAGCCGCTGCTCGTCAACACGTTCCTGGTCGGGACACGTCTCGTCGGCGGCTACACGTATCTGTTCCCGCCTGTCACCCGAACCATTGATCTTCAACCTGCGGGGTGCCTATGACGTACACGAAGACAGTCTGGACTGACAACGTCACGCCTGTCGATGCGGCGAAGATGAACAACATCGAGAGCGGGATCGCCTCCGTTGATCTGGGCAAGCCGAGCTACGGCACCTCGCTGCCCGCCTCGCCGGTCGACGGCCAGGAGGCGATCCTGGTTGACGTCCTGGGTGGTGCGAACTACTCATGGCGGTTCCGCTACAACGCCCCGTCAAGCTCGCCGCGAAAGTGGGAGTTCATCGGCGGCACCCCCTGGATGGTGGCGGATGCCGCCAATCCCGGCACGCAGGGGGCGGGTTGGCACGAACTTTCGACGCCCGCCCTCACCATCCCTCGCAGCGGCTATTACATGGTCGAGACGAACATCGACCAAGGCGGCACCCAGGCTCCGGGGCTGATGGCGCAGGGGCCGAACTTCAGCGGCCAGCCGAGTCCCAGCTACTACAGCCAGTTCTACGCAGACTCAGCCAACGTCTGCGGCTGGGCACCGATCAAATGCCCGCTGCTCTGTTCGGCGGGCGCGGTTCTGAAGATTTTCGGCTACGGCGCGAACGGGACATGGACTGTCAACAACCGCTGGATCTGCGTCACACCGTTGGCTGTTTCCTAATCGAAAGGAGCACGATGAGTCCTGCTGGATCGAAGGAAGAGAAGAAGCTGCCGGTGCCCTCGGGGCATCCGCAGGCCGGGTACGTCAGCCCCGATCTGTCCGGCTCGGACGGGGTCGAGATCCTGCCCGATGAGGAGCAGAAGCTGAAGGACGAGCGCGACCAGGCGCGCGAGGACGAGCTGAAGGCCGTCACCGAGAGCGAGGACAAGGCGGCGCGCGAGGACGCGAAGGCCGCGGAGGAGGCTGCGAAGGCGCAGCAGGCCGACGCGAGCAAGCAGGCCGCGCCGACGACCACGAAGGCCAGCTCGGGCTCGTAATGAGCGCATGGTGGGAAGCCCCGTACAAGGGTGGGCCGATGGTTCCCGTACCGGGCTTCCCGCGTCCGCTCTACCCGCCCGATGCCGCTCCAAACCGGACGCCCTCGGTCAACGGGCCGGACGTAGAAGCCTATAAGCGGACTTGCTGGCGAGCTGGCAGATGGCCGGGGCCCGCCTCGAACTTCGACCGAGCCTTCTCGAACGCCTTCAGCCACGGCAAGTCCGGGAACGTCGGCGAGACCGGGATCGCCGGAGTGCAACGTCAGCAAGGCATCGAGGCTTCGGGATTCGTGGGATTGGCAACGTTCAACACGCTGCGCTCGATTCGCTGCCCGACAGGGCCCCATCAGGGCGAGATGGCGATGGACGCCAACGCGGCGAACCTGATCGCGCAGGCCTGGCAGCTGTACGGCGGCGAGGAGCCAGCTCCCGAGCCGCCGCCCGTCGAGGGGAAGACGACCAGGCAGCGCGCGCTCGAAGCCGCGATCGGCTACATCGGCTACAAGGAGAACCCGCCTAACAGTAACGACTCGAAATTCGGAGAATGGTACGGCGCTAATTACCAGCCGTGGTGCGCGACATTCGTGTCATATTGCTACGAGGTTGACGCGGGCGGATCGCCCAGTTTTGCGAAAGGGCAAAACTACGCCTATGTGCCATATATGGTCTCGGACGGTAGGGATAACCGAAATGGCTTGAGTATCCCCAGCTCGGTTATTCCGGGGGATCTGGTGACCTACAATTGGGACGGCGGCCCGGACGGCACCTACGATCATGTCGGCATATTCGAGGCCTGGACGGGCGGCTCGAGTTTTACGGCCATCGAAGGAAATACTTCGGTTGACAACAACAGCAATGGAGGGGCCGTGATGCGCAGGCAGCGCTCGGCTACCGCGCAGACGACGACCTTCATTCGCGTCGCGTGACGTGTCCTCCGACACGATCGCGGCGTTCGGGGCGTTCCTGTCCGGCGCCGGGAGCGTGCTCGGCGCAGCGTTCGTGATCCGCTCGATGCGGAAGCGGATGGAGCGGGAGTGCCGCGAGCGGCTGGAGCTGTACAAGCAGGGGCTCACCAGGGGGGAGGAGCATGATCGCGTTCATACGGAGACAGGGTCTGGTGATCGCGATGCTGGGGGCGTTGGCCCTGGCGAGCATTAGCGGGTTCTTCGCCGCCAAAGCCCTCGGGGTCGGCTTCGCTGGGGCGCCGACGAAGACCACCACGGTTCAGGTCGGCGGCGAAACAGGCCCGACCGGCCCGGCAGGGCCAGCAGGCCCGGCGGGGCCGCCGGGGCCAGCCGGAACCGGCGGTGCTGATCAGTGCCCGACCGGCAGCGACTTCGAGGCGGTCGTGCTCAACTCGCCGGGCGGTCACGTCGAAGTGTGGACGTGCGTGAAGCAGTGATCGCGACCGACGCTTTCTCGGCGCTCCCGGTCGTGCTCGCGAGCATGCTGATCCTGGTCTTGATGGTGCTCGTCTACAAGTACCTGACCCGCACCCGCGACATGCGCGTCGGGAAGACACGCTTCGGGTTCTTCGTCGAGCGCGAACCGTTCGAGGACGAGGAGGTCGAGGCCGTGACCGAGAGCTGGCCGAAACGGGGGCTCGATGACTAAGAAGCAGATGCAGGATCAGGTCGTGAACTGGCTCGGCCTGCAGGACGTCGACTCCTACAACGAGACGACGATGGTCAACGACCTCCTCTACCAGGGCACGATCGACCTCTTGTCACGCACCCGCTGCACGGTGCGCTGCGTGCAGCTGCGCGTGCAGGCCGGGCAGGACGAGTACACGCTCGACCACGGCATCCTCGCGCTGGTCGACGTCGAGAACGGCGCCCGCCCGAGGCTGCGCCGCAACCAGCTCGCCGACGCGACCGACCCCGGCTTCACGCTGATCCGCTCGGACGTGCTGCTCGTCGCGCCCGCCCCGACTGTCGACGGGACGATCCAGGTCTGGGGCGTGATGCGCCCGCAGCAGATGACGGCCGACACTGACTCGCCCGACAGCGAGAGCTTCGGCGCGATCCCGACCGAGTACCACGACGCGATCGTCACCTACGCGATGTGGAAGGCGGCCGACTACAGCGACGACGCCGGGTCGCAGCAGGGCGAGCGCTACCGTGTCCTCTACGAGGGTCAGGACGGCCGCGGCGGCAGGCTCGGGCAGATCAAGAGTCTGGTCAACAAGCGCGGCACCGCGCGCGCCGCGGCGCGCAAGGTGACGGTCAAGACCCTCAACTCGCACGCCTCCTACGTCGGCTGATGGGCGCACCGACCTCGCTGCTCGGCAACGCGCGAGCGTTCGCCCGCGACTTCGCGCGCGACAAGATGACCCGCGACTACCTGTGGGACGTCGTCGACTACGTGCCGATCATCATCGACGCCGGGCTGACCGGTCGCGGCGGCTGGCGCTGGGGCACCGACCCGTTGAACGGCGACGTCATCTCGGGGTTGCTCGCCACTTACGCCTCCGGCGATCAGCTGATCCTGCAGACGACGGCGGGGTCGGTCTACAACTGCAACCCGCTCCCGCCCGGGAACATGATCTCGCTGCGAGGCAGCAGCGGCTGGACGAGCAAGCAGAACCCGATCCAGCGCTACGAGGACGTGATCATGTTCAACGCGCTCGGTCAGGCTCCTCCGATCATCATCCGCTCCTCGACATTCGGGGGAGCGCCGAGCCCGGCGCCGAACGCGGCGGTCGGGACGGTCTGGGGGGAGTACGTCGTCACCGGGGGCGGCTCCGGCGAGGAGGACACGGTCAGGTTCAGCCACCCCTCGAACGACCTGATGAGCGCGAGCGGCTGGGACGTGAACAGCTTCCAGCGCACCTCGATGAAGGTGACCGGATTGGGCGCGCTGCGCTCGGTGCTGATCGTCTTCCACGCCGGGTCGACCGAGCGGATCCGCGGCTCGCAGCCCCCGGCGACCGGCACCACCTCCGACGACCTGAACCTGGAGCCGCTGTTCGCCCGCGCAGGCTGTCCCGACCCGAAGGCAATCGCCTACTGGAACGAGAACCTGATCTTCGCTGACGAGCATGGTGTGCATGTCACCGATGGCGCTGTCATAAGGAATTTGGTCAGCCAGGGCGGGATCCTCACCTACTGGCGTCCGCTCTGGCAGACGCGCACCTCGCTCGCCGCCTGCACGTTCCTCGACTACTACATCATTACGCTGCGTCAATCCTCGGGCGGCCCGGTCACGCTGATCTGCGACCTGAACGCCAGGCAGTGGTTCCGCTTCTCGAACATCGACTCGATCGACTACATCGCCTCGGGCGGCAGCGGCGGCATGGAGCGCGTCTGGGCGGGGATCTCGGGAACGAGCCGCACCGCCCGCATCGGGCCCTGCTTCTTCCCCTTCCCCGACGGGCAGGAGTCCGACGACAACGGCGTCGCGGTGCTGCCGGTGTTCGAGACGCCCTGGTATCGGCTCGCGCAGCAGGAGGGTCGCAAGCGGGTGCGGTTCGTCTATCTGAGCTATGACGCGCGCATCTCCGGCGGCCTGACCGACACGACGAAGTCCGATGAGGGGGCGCCGCCCCTGGCGCCGCCGAGCGTGCTGGCTGCGCTCGCGCCGATCCTGGAGGTCGGCTACATCCGTTCGCCGCAGCAGACGAGCTACACGATGATCGGGCAGCTGCCGGTGACGACCGAGTACCGCCGCTTCCGGCTGCCGGTGAACCAGTTCCCGTACGGGGTCGCGTTCAAGGTGCGGCAGCTCGTCCCCTCCACCGTCACGCGCGTGTTCGACCTCGGCGTCGAGGCGACCGCAGCTGAAAGGAGCCGTGTGTGAGTAGCGCGCTGCACGGCGAGGGCGCGACCGGCCCCGCCGATGCGCGTCCGCTCTCAGACCAGGAATACCAGCTGCTGCAGCGGCTGCTCTCCGACCCGCTCAGCCTGCCGATCCAGTTCAAGACCTGGCTGGTCGCGTACCTGGAGGGCTCCGACCTGACGCTGCCGATGAGCGCGATCCTCGGGCTGCGCTCGACGCTCGGGATCGCCGGGGCGGGGAAGGGCACGCTCGGGATCTTCCCGGCTGGGCTGATCCTCCCGTTCGCCGCCACCAGCGCCCCGGAGGGCTCGCTGCTCTGCGACGGCGCCGCCTACGCGACCGCTGCGCAGGCGCGGCTGTTCGCGGCGATCGGCTACAGCTACGGCGGCGGCGGCGGCACGTTCAACGTCCCCGACATCCGCGGGCGGATCCCCGCCGGGAAGGGCACGCACAGCGCCGTCGACACGCTCGGCAAGAACGAGGGCGTCGGGCTCGGGGATCGCTCGCCGATCCACCGCACCAGCGACGGTGGCGGCGCAGCCTCGGAGGGGATCACGGCGGGTGCCGACGCGCAGGTTTATGGCTCGGCCGCGGGCGCCGAGGTCGGCGTCCACCACCACGGCCCGGCGACGGCGCCGGTCGACACCCCCGCCTTCATCGTCCTGAACTTCATCATCGTCGCCTGAAGGAGGCTTGATGGCGATCAAAGCAGCGCCCAGCTACGCCCCCTACGGCAGCAAGGCGTACGGCGGCACGGCCTACAAGCCGCCACCGGCACCGAAGCCCGCGCCGATCAAGGCCGCGCCGATCGGCTACACCGGCAGCGGCTGGAACTACCCGCTCGGCAACACGGGCACGATGGCGAACTACTCGCCGACCGGCTCGACTTTCTCGCCGGGCGTGCCCGCTGCGCCCGTCGCCCCGCCGCCTCCGAGCAACAACCTCGCCGCTGCTGCTTCTCGCGCCGCCGCGGCGAACCCGTCAGGCGTGCTCGGTTTCAACCCGTACGTGGGCGAGATCGAGTCCGACCCGATGTACGGGCTCGGGCTGGCGCAGCGCAACGCGAACATCAACGCGCTGGAGGCGTCGCGGCGGACGGCGAACCAGCAGGCGGTGATCGCTGGCGGCTACAACCCGGGCGAATTCAACAGCGCCGCGCTCGGCGAGTACGCGGGGGACATCACCCCGGAGACGCTCGCCGCTGCTGCGCAGAACCAATTCTCGACCAAGGCGCAGCTCGTCAAGGGGCTCGGGCAGCAGATGTCGGCGATGCCGTACGACCTGGCGCGTCGAGGCGCGACCCGCTCCGGCGCCGCGCAGACGCACGCGACCGCCTATAACGAGGCGTTCCAGTCGTCGTCGAACCAGGCGATGCAGGAGCTGGCGAAGCAGCTGTCGGGGAACCAGAGCGACTACCTGACGGGTCGCACTCAGGCT